CTTTAAAGATACGTTCTGCATTTTCTTTTGTGAAAGGAACATCTTTGCCATTTTCAGCAATACCTTTCCAATCAATTACACGAATAACAGCTGATTCAATAGCTAGTTCTTCAGCTTCATCTAAGGTAATATCTTCAACTTCTTTACCCCTGCGTTTAGCTTGTTGTTCTTTTAGTTTGAACTCAGAGTATTTTTTACGAGCATAAGCTTTGACTGTTTTGGATTGATCACCACGAACAGTAATAAAAGCACCTGTACCTTCACCAGTACCGGGTAATTTTAGTTCAAATTCATAACCAGCTTCTGCAACCTCTGCAAAATTATTTTTACTCAAATCAAATGACATAATGTTTCCTTTCATTATTGTTAATCAAGACATGATTATAGCACATAATTTATGATAAATCAAGAGGTGTAAATAAAGAAAAACCCGAGGGTATTATCCTCGGGTTATCGTCAAGTTACTTAGCGATTAAGCTGCAGAATCTTGAATCTGAATTGTAGTAGCAGGTAGACCTGCAGTTGTATCAGTGTTTAATAGGGCAGTGAAGCTTGAAGAAGCTACAACACCTAATTCACCATCGTTCTTCTTGAAATCACCAAACTTTACTTTTGGTAGAGTAAAGGTAACGAAATCAGAAGCTGCATCATTAGTTGTAGTTAGTGTTAATACAACAGATACTGGAGTTTCATTATCGAAGTAGCTACGGAAAGCAGCATCTTGGAAATAAACGCTCATTGTACCTTTAACAGTAATACGACCAGTAAAGATTTCAGCAACAGAATTAGAACCAACAGCTTCAGCATTTTGTGTATTACGATCTACTGAGAAATCAGCAGAAGTTACCAAAGCAACAGGAGCACCGTTTACAAGCATAACACCGTTTACAGCAGCAAAGATACCATTTGTATTTTGTGCAGTAGGTGAAGAGAAATACTGAGTAGTACCACTCTGAGTCATATCCTTACCAACCATACCGAAGTCAATAGTTGTTAGACCAGATGCAGGTAGCTTAACTGACATGCTCTTTAGTTTCATACCAGTGTAAACTTCAGATTGAGCAATATCAGAATACCATTCTTCGATAGTATAAGATTGATCAGTATGACCAGAAGCAGGAACAAAAGTAGATTTACCGATTGCAGTAATGGCTACAGAAGCGATTGGACCTTCTGGAGTTAATGTACTGTTGTTTACTACTTTAACAGTTAGTACAGTAGCAGTAACAGAAGCAATTAGTAAGTTCTTGTTAGCATTACCTGTGCTCAAAGTACCACCGCTTAAACGAACAACCATACCGACAGCGAAACCATCAGTTAAGAATGAACCTGTAGCACGAGTAACAGTATAGAGTGATCCACCGTTAGCAATAGTTACTGAAACACCTGAAGCAGAAGGAGCAGTAGCAAAATCACGAGCTACAATAGAACCCATGAAATCAGCGTATGATGCAGGAGATAGTTCACCATTTAGGCTACCATCAGCAGAACGAACACCATGACGGAAATCAGCTACTTGACGATCTGTACGAATTTCACCAGATTCATATGTGCTTTTTGTTAGGTTAAAACTAGCAGTGATACGGCGAAGTAATTTACCAGATGCAGAACCAGCTAGTACACCCCATGAGCTTTCTTTTTTGTAACCAACCTGTTTGGCTGTACCTCTAGAAATTGTCATATTATTTCCTTAATTTAAATTATTAACATTTGCAAATGTACTGATTTAGGTTCAGCAACCATGATTAGTAAGAATAAACTTCAGCTACTAATTGAATTAGTACTGGACAAATTACTCTTTCAGATACAATCGTATTACCAGCAATCTGCGGTGTACTCAATACATGTATTCTAACATTACCTTCTTGTAAAGTCAAACCTTTTGCAAATTGATTACGAACCAATTCTGCACGATTGATAACTTCAGAAGTTCCCTTATTTGCAGTACCCACAATGAATACTTGCATTGTTACTTTTTCTCTATGAAAACCAGTACCAAGTACGGGGTCTTCAGGAGGTTGAATTGTAAATTGAACTCTTTGGTATAACTCATTGGGTGCATCAAAACTGACGCCTTCCCAAGCAGTCTGTACAGCAGGAGTTAATGCATTTAGCTTTCTCTCAGCTGCTCTTTTAATTTCTATGATTGCCATTATTAACTCCTTTTATAATAGTCATCTAAACTTAATTGATAGGTTCTCATGACAGAATCAATAGTTGGCTTTATGATTGGTTGATGCTTATTATACTTATTATAGTTCTTTTCCAACTGCATAACGTAAGGACCAAAGTTACTAATCATTACTGTTTCACCAAGTTTGTATGCTTCTAGGTCAGACTTAATAATTGAAGCAGCCATTTCATCGGAATTCTCACCATATAAAGTTTGCATCTCAAGAGTACCGTCCATAGATACTCTCCATGAACCTTTTGCAAAACCTTCAACTGGTTCTAATCCTATACTTTTTTGACGAGCTAAATAGTAGTCCAACCATTTGATTGAATCACCAAGTGGAGTATTATCAATAGCTGTCCATGCTATCATATATGAAAATCTCTGTACCATACCTTGCATTTTACGAACAGCTTCTTCATGGAACTTCTTTAAGCTTTGTTCTAATTTTGAAGTATCACATGAAATTTTCATATCAGCCTCTTGTACAAATTAACTTATAAAAAATTAATAAACCATCAGCAGAATGTTCTGTAATTGAATCTACAGTATACGCAACCGAACTTACTGTAATCTTATCTTTAGGTCTTGGTACAAAACTTAATGCATTATTTGCTAAGTAAAATAAAGCAGAATCTTTACCAACTAAACTTGGGTAGTTATACTGAGTTGCACGAATATGCTTCTTATACATCTTAACAGAATATGAAGTTTCTGCATTGGTTGTACTACCAGTTTCAATATTATAAGTACCTTCAGTTACTGACTTATATGTACAACTAATACCATGTTGGTTAATTGCTTTTAGAATAATTGCTAAATACTTATCCATAGCAATCCTTAATTAAATACCAAACACATCAATACGAGGAAATACTCTACTATCATTTGGCTGATTAACTATGTTGTTATCAGACTTCAGATCATTTGCTAACATATCTGATTTACTAATACCACCAGCATAACCTTGTACTTTATCATATAGAGAATTCAAATCTGGATTCTTAATATATAATTGTAAAGCTTGCATGTAATTTTTTGCTGCAGCTGAACCTTTAATACTGAATAAATCTACAGTTTCATCAGTTCGCATTGAAAGCTTTAACATGATACTTTTAGCAGCATCCATTGCAGCTCTACGAATATTCCAATCATTCTTGTTCAAGAAATAAGAATACTCTGCATCAGTCATGATAGGAAACTCTGGTGATGTATCCCCTAATTCTATTCTGAGTGCGTGAATTGTCATAATACATCCTTTGTTTATATCTAACATAAGAACTATAATGTAACATATGTAATGTTAGATAATAATCCTTATGTTAGATGCCTTCGTTAGAAAGCACCTAAGTTACTTTAGAAAGCCCCGAAGGGCAATCATCAGTTGCTAGTTGTTAGTTTAACAACAGCTTGTGGGCGGCGAATTAGGTTCAAGAAGTTAGCTTCTGATTGAACTTGGATTTCGCTGTCTTTTGGATCACGGTATGTGAAGACATAAGCCTGTTCACCAACGGTATTAACGTGGCTGAACTTGTTAGCAGGGCTGAAGTATGTCTTGAACATGTCAGCTGTACCTTGTGGTAGCATGTAAGCTTCACCAGCAGGGATTAGAGCTGTACCGTTGTAAGAACCACGGTATTCAATGTACTCAACACCACCGTGTACGAAACGGCGATATACACCAGAACCTAGACGCGCACGTAGTGGCTCTTGAGTGCTAGAGTAATACTTGTAAGCTTCTTTGATGCTTGCGTGGTTGATTAGCTTGCCGAAGAATGCTGGTGAGCATAGTACGACGATGTTGCTAACAACTTCACCACTTAGGATGTTATCCTGAATGTGAGCAATACCTTCTTCAGATTTAGCAGTTAGATCAGTACCAGCAGTGCCGAGTACGAAGTCAATGCTCTTGCGAGTTACGCCGAAATCAGTGTAGAAGTTACCAGCTACAGTACCGTTAGGAGCATAGATAGCACCAGTGGTAATAGCATATGCACGAGCAGCTTCTAGAGTTACAGAGTGGCTCATACGGATACGCTCTAGCTTACGAGCAATAACAGCAGCTTCAGTTTCAGCTTGATCAGCAGAACCGTAAGCGCGTTTACCTTGTACGTCTTCAGGCTTGATACCATCATCTAGTGGGAAGTGAGGGATAGCGAATGAACGTAGAGCGCGTGTATCGCTCTTGTTTACGTTGTTACGCTCACCACGTACTTTATCGGTTACTAGACCGAGAGTGCCTTCGCTGGATTCAACGGTAACGCTGTGTTGAGCTACGCCTTCTTCAGAGAATAGACCTAGTTCGTTGATTAGACCCCACTTATTAGGAACCAATAGGAGTTCTTCTGTGTAATCAACTAGCTCAAATGGTTTTTCAAAACTACGAGTTTGCATTATAT